CTCGGCCCCTTCTCCGACTCAGCAACCTCCCACGACATGGTGTGAGAGCCGTCGCCGTGGTGGATCAGTTGAAGTTCGCCATACGCCGGGTCGTAGATCAGTTGGCCATCGCACCACCCGCACCGTGCGATGGCGCCGGTGACGTCCACGGCCAGGTCGATGTTCATCGGCGCCACGAGAAGCAGATGTAGCGGCCGAGCACCGTCACATCGGCGAAGCCGTCGCCAGCGTGAACGCGGGTCTCGCGTGTCCACGGCATGCGACCGACACCGAGGGTGAACCGACCGAGCGACACAAGCCGTCCGCTCGCGGTCTGACCGACCGATTGCACCGTCATGCGACTGCCACCTTCCGCTGTGTCCTGACTGTTTCGCCGACCATCGGCGCACCGGCGAACGCTGCGACCGGGCGGCACCGGCAATGCGGATGCACCGACCCCGGCAGACCGATCCCAGGGGGACGCCTCACGTCGAAGTTCCGGCCGTCCGCAGCGGCACACTCAGCCGAGGTGCGCGAGTCCATGCGGGCTTTCCAGCCGAGGATCAACCCGTGCCGCGCCGCTGCCTTGTCGACCGCGACCGCGGCACGCTTCCGGTTGGCTTGTGCTGCGAGGTGCGCGTCGAGGTACGGCTTCTCCGCCGCCAACGCCGCCCGCAGAGACGAACCGTTCTTCACTGCTGCTTGCACGCGGCGTGCTGCCGCGACCAGATACGCCGCCCGGTAGGACGCCTCCGCTGCTCTCACAGCGGTCATCGCCGGGCCGATCACCGGGGAAGACGCGACCGGACCAGCCGACGCGACCACCGCCGCCGCGACTGGCAGGGACACTGCAGCGACCGTGACGAGCGCCGCTGCGACACCTGCTGCCGTGGACGCGGCCAGGATCGGCGCGAGTGCCTGCGCCTGCTGCCGATCGGTGGGTGCCGCCGCCTGGGTCATGCTGCTGGGAGCGGAGCCGCGCCAGCCTGCCCGCGCGCAACGATCCCCGTCGCCGCGCCGATCACACCATGCGCAGCAGCCGCCTCAGGAGTCGAACCCGCGGCCGGACCTGCAGCCTGCGCCGCCTCAGCCGCCGCCTTCAACGCCGCCGCCACCTTGTCCGTGTCCAAATCGAGGTAGCCGGCGATCTGCTGCGTCAACTCGTCGACGAACTCACGCGGCAGGATCGTCCCCGACGGTGCCGCAGCGAGACCCTTCAACAGGTCCATCTGCTCCTGCGCGGTCGCGCGGGCGATCGGTCCCAACGTCACCTTCGGCACCACGGCGTTCGGACCGAAGTTCACCACGACCAGCGGGCGGACCAGCTGCGTGCGGATCGTCGCCGCGATCTCCCGCGCAGAAGCGTCCTGCGACTGCGTGAAGAAATCCGACTGATCCTTGCTCAACGCGAACGACCCGCGACCCGTCGACGCAGCGCCCGTCAACCCGAGGAACCCCGCCAGGATCGACGAGAGCATTTCGTTGTCGAGGTAGGCGAGCGCCTCCTTGAAGAACGCGCCGGAGTCAGTCGCTTCGAGCACCGTGATGTCGTCGACGTTCGCGACCGCCGCGACACCACCCGACGACAGCTTCGCCAACGTCGTCGCGACCGCGTTCTCCGACCCCTGCTGCGTCAGAGCGATCACCCGCGAGATAGCCGCACCCTTGAGGAACGTCATCCACAGGTAACGGATCTTCTGCTTGTCGACGAAACACCGGTACGCCGTCTGCAACTCCGACACGCCACGCGTCGGGTTCTGCTCCTTGCCGTGGACGAACACGCACGCCTTCGACAGCGGAATGTTCACGTAGGTGGGTTTGCCGCCACCCGGCTGCGTCCGACCGCCCCACCACGCCATCTCCTGCCGAAACCCCGTCAGCTCACCCGTCGCAGGATCGCGGGTCGGGCCGCACGAGTCCGGGGGACGCCACGCCAGCCGGTCATACACCTGCCGACCGTCACGGACCGCCCAGATCTTCTCGATGAACGTCGCCCGGTAGACCAGCGACTGCGCGGCCTGCCCGATCAGTTCCTCGACCGGGTCGGCGAGCTGCGCGAACGTCTCGTTCACCAGCTCCGCTTCACCGCGGTCGCCGTCGTCGGGTTTCACCGCGAGCGGCGCACCACGCAACGGCAACGTGAGGGCTTGTTCGGCCGCGCGAGCAATACCGTCGGTTTCGAGCATCAGCTCGACGTCGCGGACCCGCCACTCACCGGAGTAGTCGACAAGGTCCCCGGTTTGCGGGTCGACACCCATGCCCGCGTAATGCCGGTAGGCGGAAAGCTCGGTGCCTTCCTCGGTTTCGGCGGCGGCCCACGCTTCGATCTGCCGGACGTCGAGATCGGTCATGAGCTGTTCACCACCTCGACGGTTCGTAGGAGAGGGATTCGTCGTCGATGCCCTCATAGGCCACGACCGCCGCGTCGGGGCTCACCGTGACACTCGGCGTCCAGAACGCCTGCATCACCGCAGTGCCACGGTCAGGCGACCGGCCGAGGCGCTTCACGATCGAGTCACGCGACTCCACCGCGATCTTCGAGCCCGATTTCACCGACCAGTGCGGCGCGGTCAGGTCACCGATCAGCTCGTCGTCCGGTGGCAACGCGACCTGCTCGCCGTAAGCCGGGTCGAGCATCTCCCGCAGGTTCCACCAGGCAGCGGAGCGGGTGTTCTCGAATCCGAGCTCACCTGAGCGGTCTTTCTTTGTGCAGCGGGTACCGGCGTGAAACGCGATCACCGGTCTGCCCTGCTCACGCAGCCGGTCGGTGACACCGGCGCCGAGACCGTCCGTGTCGACGACCGCGCGTGCGTGTGGGGTGCCGAGCAGCCCGCCGACCTTGCCGGCGGTGACCATCGTGTCCTGCTTCGCGTAGACGCGGAGCTCTTCGACGACGTCACCCTGCCGAATCGCGAGAACCGTCTTGTCCTCACCGGAGCGGGCGACGTCAACGCCGACGACGCGACGACCGCCGGGCTCGGGTTTGCCGTCGTCGCGCCAGCGGGTCCACCGTTCGATCGCAGCTTCGATCCACGCGAGCGGGATCACCGCGTCTTCGTCGCTGGAGTGGAACTCGCCGAGGACGCGGTTCGCGAACACCGCCGACCCGACACCCCACTGCCGCGCCCGGTCCTCCGACCACTTGCGGTCCACCCGACCGGAGCGGATCGCGTCGTCGAGCGTCACATGCCGCGCGGACCAGTCCTCCAGACCCGGCTTACGCGCGTGGATCTCGTAAAACCTGCCGGACGGCTCACCCGGCGTGGAGAACGCCAACGCGAACGCTTCCGGCAGCCCCTCGGCTCGCGCACCGGAGAACGCACCCTCAACCGCGTCAAACGTGCCCGCCGGGATCGCCTTCGCCTCGTCGTACACGTACAACAGCGAGTCGGCGTGCGCACCCTCAATGAGCGCCGGGTCGTCCGACGCGACCGGGAACGCCTCACCGTGCCGCAGCTTGAGCATCTGCTCGAGCAGCTCACGGCGCCGGTCGAACTCGCCGCGACCCATCCGATCCCAGCGCAGCCGCGGCGCCCACTTGTGGATCTCCGGCCACAGGTAGCGGGTCAACTGCCGCCACGCACCGGCCGTGGTGATCGCTTTCCAGTCGACGCCAGCAGCGTCGCGGGTCAACGCGAACCACAGGACGACGATCGCGGCGATACCGGTCTTCCCGAGGCCGTGCGGCCCGCGGACAGCGATGCGCCGCGTGCGGATCAGGTCGTCGAGGATCTCGGCCTGGTAGTCGGTGAGACCTTCGCCGGGTTTCCAGAAGATCAGGTCGCGGGCAAACCCGACCGGGTCGTACAGGTAGCTCGACAGCAGCCGTTTCGCTGCCTCGCGCTCCGCGATCTCGCCGTGCGCGACCGCTTCGGCGCGTTCAGCTGCCAGCCGGTCCCGAAGTGCTTTCTTCGCTTCGACTGGCAGCGCGTCGATCCGCTCCCGCAAGTTCGGCGGCAAGGGCTTCGATCTCGGCGGTGAGGTCATCGGTGACCCTCACCTCCGCCTTCGTCGGCGCGTCCAGGCCGTTGAGCCGCGCCCACCGTTCACGGCAGCGCAGAAGCCGGTCCATCGCCATCAGCACCGGCTTGGTATCGATCAGCGGCTCGCCGGTCTCCGGGTCGGTGACCACGCGACCGTCGCTGACCACGTAGTGCTTCGCGTGAAGCACCCGCCAGCCTTCGAAGATCAGCTTCTCGAGCTCAACAAGCTCGGCCTGCAGGGCTTCGCGGCCGGCGGGGATGACGGCGGCGGCGATGGCGCGCTGCCGAGCGCGGGAGACGATCGACTTGTTGATGCCGAAGTGTGCGGCGACCTCAGCGCAGGTGCGGTCAGGCGTCCAGTAGCGGGTGATCTCGGCGTCGCGTTCGGCGGTGTCGAGCTCGCGGCGGTACCGCTTCGCAACCATCGCGATCCGCCCTCCGGATATGCGTCAGCCCGGCCGCTCGGACCGGGCTGGATCTGTATGCGGGCATGCGTCGCGCGCCGACAGTGTGTCACAACGCTCAGTCACGTCAAGCAGCCACACGTGACGAAGGCTCGCGGCGGTCGCGATCTCATCGAGCCGGTACAGCGTCCGACCGTACTCGTCGGCGCCATGCCGGCCGATCCGGCCGCGCTTCGCCCACTGCCTGATCCGCTCCGCCGTGATCGGGTGCTCGGGCTGGCCGAGACGGTCGAACAGCCGCTCCCACGTGTGCCGGTCGGCGAGGTGATCGGGTTGCAGGACGACGGTCTCCGCGTTGTCGATGTCGTCCTGCGACCACGCATCTTCGGCAGCGTCAGCCACGCCGCCATTGTCGCGCAGATTCGCGCTGCGTCTCGTTACGACGCGGGCGGCTCGGTGTCGCTCAACGGTGGCGGACTCGGACGGAAGCGGTCGTTATCCGCTTGCATCTGCAACCTCCACATCGAGCGCGGCGACAAGCGCCTCCCATGCCGCTCCGTGACACGGCGGGTTGTGGTCGTGGCCGTCCCAGGACGGTGCCGAGCCGAGGCACACGTCACACAGGTGCAGCGGCTTCCGGCCTACGAAATCCTCGACGGCCCACCGGGGCACGCTGACCGCTCGGTCGTTTGCGTCGGCGGTCAAAACAGGCACCCCATCGAGTCCTCTAGGCCGGCGAAGCCGCAACGGCGACACCGGGCCTGGACGCTGGCACCGTCGAAGCCGAACCGCTCACGGTCGCGTTGCGGGTGCCAGCCCATGACGTCGCACCAGAACCGGACCCACCGGCTGCGCCGGTCGGAAGACGCAGAGTCGGAAACAGTCACTCGGTCACCTGCCGCCGAGGGAAGTCCTTGCTGACGCCGATGCACCGATAG